CCCTTGTGCCCAGAATATGCTCAAGCATTTTCACCAGCATTTAACCCCCTAATACTTGTGGGGGCTGGGCACTGCCCAGCCCCCACTGTTTAACTAACCCTAAGGGCTAGTTAGACATTTGCGCTCTTGTAGCTCTTAACGGATGAAGCCTGCGCAAGCCCAGTGGCTCCGCGAACTTCAACCTTGTAAGACACAAGCCCAGTGTTCCACGCGAACTCACGCGAAACATCCACGCGCACACCACCAACAAGGGCAGTGTAAATCTGGCTGAGGTCACCAAACAGGATTGCGCCTGCGGTGTCATCGGTCAGGTCAATAAGTGCGGCTGAATATACTGGCGCGCCCAAAAGGCGGTCAGCGTTATTCGCATCACCTGCGCGGAAAATTGGCTGACCAGTAGTGTCAACCAATCCCGTTACAACACCAAGCGTGGTGTCATTCATCAACCAACCAGCCTTAGGCGCTCGCCTGTAAGCCTGATTGACTGAGGCCTTCAACTTGGCTAGGTCTGTGTAGGTTGGATTTACTGAAGCTGTACCAGTTCCAGTTGCACCAATCGTTGCGGCTGCAGCAACAGCGGTACCAGCAAAGGCACCGTGAGCAACAGCAACTTCAGCGCCGCACTTATCGGCAATCATACCGGCAAGGTCAAACACTGCATCTTCAACGAGCTCTTCCGTAACCTGAATAATCGTCGCATATTTAATTGGCGTGAGTGACAGCGCGCTAAGCGTTCCATCAGACTCACCAATTGTGCCCGCTTCAGCAACTGACCCTGCAGTGCCCAAAACGGTCACGCGAGGGAATTGAATGTTATTCCCGTTGGCGGTGCGTACCACCGTCACAATGTTTGCGTCAAGGAATGGGTTGAACTGAGCAGCAACAACATTTACGCGGTCAGCAATGGTGACTGGATTGCCCAGGCCCGTTGACTTCGTAACATCACGATACTCAAACACCTGTGACCCACCGTTTCGCCCAAGGGCGCGAAGCTCTGCAGCCTCGTCACGGTCAGCCTTAGCAGCCGGTGCAATCACAGCAGCAAACTCTGCGCGGGCAGAATCAGCAGCGGAGCGTGCCTCAGCAGCATCCTTTTCCGAACGGATTGCGGCAGCAATCGTGCTTGCCTCAGCCGTCAACTTCTCAAAGCGCACCTGGCTCTCGCCTTCAAGCGCCTCGCCCTTTTCAGCAAGGTCAGCTACAAGGCTCGTGGCCTCAGTAAGCGCCTGTGCGCGCTGCTCGTGCAGCTTACGAATGTCAGCCATTTTATTACTCCTATTCTCTATGCTTTGGTTTTTTTATTCCGTTGCTCGCCTAGCGGGCTTGCTCATCAGCGGGCGCACCTTACGGTGGCGGGGCTGCGGCAGCGGGGCTGTTAGAGCGTTTCGCTTTCCAACTGCGCCAACTTTAACTTGGCTGCCGCAAGGCTCTGGCTAATGCCGGTGCCCTTTGGCGCAAGTTTACTGCGCACTTGGTCAACTACCTCAAGCTCATCATCGGTCAGCTCTTTGGCTGCCTTAATGCTCTCAAGGGTATTCATTAGGCGCTCAGCGTCAATGCCGATTTTATCGGCAGACAGCTTGCGCACTGCGGTAAGGCCCAGCGTGGCAGGGTAGGCAGGGGTTTGCCCAGCGCTCAACACGGAAACTTCAAACAGGTTTACTTCACGGATAGTGCGCTTATCGCCTTCCCACACATCGCCGCCCTTAGGCGTAGAGAAGCCAAAGCTCATCCCCATTGCAGCGGCCTCGTTTGTAAGTTGGCTAATAACACTTTGCGCCACTGGGTCAGCAGGGTCAAGCTTTGCTTCAACGCGCAAGCCAAGTGCAGTTTCCTCAAGCGTCAACCGCCCGCTTGCCGTAGTGGCAAGGGCGCGGGTTTCATCGTGCCCAAAGAGGAATGAAATAAACTTTGAACCGGCAGCCGCTCGTGAGAGCGTGCGCTTGAATGCGCCTGGCGCAATCACTTCAGTGAATGGCAAGCCAGCGCTTGGGGTGTTGAACATTGCTGCGTAGCCAGTAAAGGTTTTCTGCCCATCCTCAGAATCGGTAACCGTGAAGTCACCCATTGGGAGGGCACGGCGCTCAAACTCTTTCACATCAAACCTTTCTGCTTCAGCATTAAGTGTGCTGTCAATCCATTGTAAAACGCGGTCAGCGCCATTCTCTGCGGTTGGCTCCACGCCCCACAGATATGCGGCAACAGCGCCTGGCCCTGGGAAGGCTTCATTTTGTGCATCACTATTCTGTGGCACGCCTTCCCAATCTTGGCGGTGGCGCAGAATCCAAGGGCGCATACGCATAAGTTTTTCATCCTCAACCTTGCCTGCGCGCAGCTGGCGGGCTTCCTCAATGGTTGCATCAACCAGCCCCTCGCCGCCCATACCGGCATCGTAGTATTCCAGCCCACGCTGGGCTGCCGCGCTGATGTAGTCAGGCACATCCACACGCACGCGCATTTCACTATCCTGCTCAGTTGAATCCTGCGTGCTGGCAATGGCTTCCTGTGGGGTCATTGCCTCAAGCCCAAGCTCACGCGCCATCGAACGAATATCAGCATCGTTATCTACAGCCAACTCAATGGCATCAACGCCATACTCAGCAATAAGTTTTTCATACTTGTACCGTTTAAATTCTGCACCAACGGTAGGGCCCTGCCCTGCACCGGCAAAGTCATTCAGGTGAACTTGTGCGTGTGGCACGCCGTTATCATCTAGCCACTTGCGAGTTTCATCAAGGCGGCTATTAGGGCGGGCGCTCACTACAATGACTTCCTCACCTTGGTCTTGCACCTGAGTCTTAAGCCAGTCAATGTAATCCTGGCGTGGCGTGTCACCGCTCGTGGTAAGCGTGCCGTCAATGTCTGTGATGATGTAGCTCAAGGCAGCGGCTCTGGCTGCACCGTTACAGGCGCGGCACCACTGTGCTTGATTGGTGGCAGCCCTGCAACCTTGGCGCTATCAAGCGGCTCAAAGCCAGCGCGGATTAGCACGCCTGCAGTTTCTGCCTCATCGCGGGTGGAGTCATCCCCAACGATTCCAATGTTCAGTGGCTTCCAATGCTCATCACCACCAACTGCAAGGCGTGGCAAGTCCTCGTAGGTGCGCACTTCATCTAGCGTCAGGATTCCATTTTGTAAGGCCAGGGCATAGCTCGCCATTCGCTCAGCCTGTGTGGCGCGCAGCAACGCAGCAGTGTTGAACTTGATAAAGGTGGTGTCACCAGCAATGAGGCGCTGAAGCCCTGCTTCAACTCTAGAAATCATTGGCGCCAAGCCAAGTGCAAGCCAAGCCTGCCCAAGTGACTCTTGGCTGTTATAGCTTGTGTTGCCACCTGGATATTGCAAGTAGCCCAAGGGCAAGCCATAAATTCTGGCAACCGATTCAACTCCCCAATGTAGTGTTTCTACAAGCTGAAGGTCAGAAATCTTTACGCTCATCTGCGAATAGTCTGCGCCGCCGGTTAGTACCGCAACGCGCCAGGCGCGGTCAACACCCTCGTGCCTGCGAGCAAAGCCGTCACGCAATGACTGCGCCTGCTCAGCGGTTAGCTCGCCTGGAACCTTGACCACACCACCAACCGTAGCGCCCTGCTCATAGAACTTAGCGCCAAACAGTTGCGTTGCGCTGGCAAGCCCAAGCGTTACGCGGTGATGTTCAATTGGTGAAAGGCCCCTGTGATTCTCGCCAGTTGCAAATAGCGGAATGTGAACAATGGAATCAGTGCCCAGTGTGCTGGTGCCTTCGCTTGTGGTGATTTTATAGATAGGCTCACCATTTTCACCTGTAAGGATTTCACACTTCTGTGGGTCTAGAATCCGTGTTTCAATTACATTGCCTGATGAATCCCTGAGTGCCAGCACGAAAACATTGCCGTCAATCATCAGGCTGGAAATCAAGCGGTGCTTGAAATCAAAGCTTGTGAAGTTAGGATTATTTGGAATCGGCACATCCATCCATCGCGGGCGCGCAACTGGAGTGCGCACACCTTCCTGGCGAATGTAAGCCCCCCACGGAAGTGAGGCAATCGTGGATGCGTACAGGTTGATTGCTGCCCATACGGCACCAATAGCTGTGGCATTTTCCTGCGTAATGTTTACGCCTGCTGTTTTCTGTGGCAGGTCTGATGGCCACCAAGGCGCAACAATGCGCTGCTCAGTTGCTACTTCACGCCCAAGGATGCGGTCAACAATCCCCATATTTCTCCCTATAGCTCAATGAACTGAACCGCAGCCGCAGCCTTTGGTGCAACCGTAGTTGCTAGTGTACCAGCCCTACTGTGGCAAACCAGCGCAGCCGCAAATAAGTCTATCTTTTTATTACTCTGCCGTGCCTCTTTTCTCACCATCAGCCCATTCCTGCTGAAGTAAGGTGTGGCATTCGCAGCGTGCCGTGCAAGGCGTGGGTCACCTGTGTGCTTCAGCTCGCCATTCACCACTGCATCATACATTGCGCTGGTGGCTGGAACCATTCGCGCTGGGGTCTGGGGAAACTCAGTAATCGGCAAGCCCATCTGTAGCCACGCTTCCATTGAGCGCTGCCAGCGGAATGGGTCACAGGCAATTTCTCGCACGGTGTGCTGCTTGCAAATTTCCAGCATTCGCGCCTCAACTTCCTCAACCGGCACGCGCCAGGAAAGGTCAGCGTCAATGGCGCGCTCCCAATGCCCAAGCACAAACAGCGCCTTATCACTAATTCGGCACGCCACAATGGCTGTGCTGTCATTGCTAAAACTGCCGTCAAATGCCACAACAATGGGGTCATCTTTGCTGAGGCTTAGCGTGGTATCAGC